ACGAAGCCGAAAAAGCAGTTGATAACATTATCAACGAACTTAAAAATAACTCTATCAGCAAAGAAGCTGCTAAAGCAAAAATTATGAATGTACAAAATGTTGACTTATGTTCTATTGATGAGAACAATGTTGATGAAGTAATTGATATGTCGTTAGAGGCTGCCTAATGATTACTTCTTTTTTTGTGATGATGTTTGCAATGATGACTATAATAATTTTATTAAAAAAGGTACTATCATAATGACAAAAGGTTCAAGTTTAAATTTAGTTTATGCAAGAGAGTATCAGGATCCAGAGGATTATGATTACTTCTATATCTATTATACTATCTTTAGAAATGCTCCTTTATCACAACTAAAAAGATTTAGTGATAAGGATTTTCAAAAGAAGATTAAAACTTATTGCGATAAGAATTACACAGAATCAGCTACGAATGCTACAGGTCACTCAAAGGTAGTTATGATACACGGTGATGAGTATTACCAAACTTACGAAGATGTATTTGGTAGTGATACCGTTAAAAGTGACAATGCTTTATTTACAGATTTTGGTCAGTTATGGAATGGCAGACAATTTTTCAAATACGATTTTGCTCCATCATTAACTAATCAATTTACACACAAACACTTAAACACTAACGTTGGAGGATACACTAATGATAATTAATGTAGGCGACAAGATTATAGGAAACCATAATAGAACTGGTGAGATAATCAATATCGGTATCGCTACAGAAAAAACCGATATAGCGGCTGAAAATGATACAGCCTTAAATGCAAAAACTTATGACACTTCACTAGGTTATACTGGTGCAGTTACCTATTCAGGAGAGAATGGCACATATTGGTGTTATTTTGACCAGATTGAAGACAATCTTACTGAAAAGGAAAAGTCTGATATAGATGTTGCAATCAACCAAGAAAACGAATGGTGGAAATAATGATGAATGAATATATAATGTTATTTACATCACTTGCCATTTTGGTTGGATTAGTATATTGTTTATTTCTAGTTAATGATATGAAAAAGATTACTAATAAAATGTTAAAAAGAAGTAAAAGATATATGAAACAATTAGATAAATCAATTAAAGAGTATGATGATGACACTTGCTAATCCTTGGGAACAAAATATAATTGACAATGCGATAGAGTATTCTATTGTTGAGTGGCGTCCTTTGAATAAGACCACAAAGACCATTGTTAAGACGTATGATGAGGCCAAAGAGTTATTTGCTAAAACAATAAAAGAACATAGTGCTACGTTAGCCTATGCCTGTGATAAGAATGGTAGCCACGCTAATTTAAACCACTTACCAGAATTTAAATATAGGAGTAAATATGTCAAATCAAAGAAAAGGTAACTATCAAAGTAAACCTGATGGTATGACCAATGAAATGGGTACCTTAAAGTTTTTTAAGATAGCACAACAGGTGTTAGAAAAAGAAGGCAAAACAGACGAAGCATTTAACTTTGAACAAATGGTAGATTGGTTACAATCTGGAAAAAGCTTGCCAAAGACAGAGGAAGATGTTATAAAAGCGTTAGGAATATAATTATGAAATACAATGAAGATAAAATACTAAAAGAAATAGGTACATACATACAATCAACGTATGGCCAACACTATGCTCAAGTTAAAGAGGGCGTACAAGTACAAGACCTATTAAGGTCGTGTGGTATAGACAAAGATTTTTGTCAAGCCAATGCAATTAAATATCTTGCAAGGTTTGGTAAGAAAGATGGTCGTAATAGAAAAGACTTATTAAAGGCTGTCCATTATATTGTTTTATTAATGTCAAGTGAAGATGAATCTAATGCCAAAAAGAAACTTAAATAAACAAGAATTATATCTTATTGCTTTAAAAAAGCATATCAAGTGGATGAGGTCACTAGGTCTCAACGTTGGTGATGACGGACATATTATCAAGTCTAGTTATAATACCAATGATGACGGCTATTACCCCACAACTGACTTATCAGATATACACCCACAACCTAAATTATCAAATGTTATAGGTAATGGTATCAAAACTGATAATAGTTGGAAGATAGAAGAGTCAAAGAATTTTACAATCGTGCCGGCATATAACAAAGGACCATATATGGTGGTAAATAAAAAAGACCTGAAAACAGCAGGAAGGAAAGTCTAATGAATGAAGTATTAGCTATGATTGATGACCTTAAAAAAGTCAAAGCAAAATTGGTGAGTGGTGACACCCCTGGTGCAATCAAATTGATTGACGAAGTTGTTGCCTATAAAGAAAAAGAAGTCAAGAACTTTGAGGCGTGGTTAGAAGAAGAACATAAAGATGAACACGTCCAGGTTGAAGAACAGATAAATTTACCCTTTCCAGAGGGGGTACGGTAGTGCGTAATATGGTTGATTCGTCAATCCAGGTGCGTCCTAGACGCTTAAATATGCACAAAAAGCGTGTAAATACGTCATTTATTACAAGCTTGACATTTAGAGAGTTTTCTGGTATAGTAAGTGAATATTAATAAACAACCTTGGGAGGTTATATAGTATGTCGTTTAAGTATGAAAAAGAAACTCTATTTGCAGAGTTTAAAAATGCAAAAGATAAAGATGTCAAATTGAGTAAGAAGAAATCTATGTTTGACAAAGAGAATGATTATTACACAAACAGAATACAATTCTGTAAAGACCATATAGAACTTAAAAATAAACACCCCGAATATTATGATGGTTTAGATATAAAGTTTGATAACTTATTACTAGGTTACCAATCTGTAAATCCACTAGACCATTTTTACAACAAAGTTTTTGGTATGTCATATGCTGAAAAAATGAGAATCACCGAGATTGAACTTATGGAAAAAAGAGCTAATGAGGGTGTCGGTGTCTAATTACTTAACAAACCAACAGATAGAGGAAATCGTGGATAAAGTGATAAAAAAAGTTTGGGAGAGGGTAGTAGCATTTGGCCTAGTATTGGTATTTGCTTTCGTACTTGTTTCTTTAGAACTTAATAAAGCGAAAGCTGATGAAGTGAATACAATAACTCCACAGGAGTTTGTAGAAACGGTTGTTGCTGTACCTGGGAAAGCAAAAGACTTTGCTCAGAGTGAATGGCAGAAAACAAAAGAATACCAAGCAGAGTCTTGGGCTGATATGAAAGCACAATTTATCAGTACAAAGGAAAAGATAACTAATCTTTTTGTTAAAAAATAATGGTACAGAATATTAAATCTTTTTGTGATAAGATTGATTCTATAAAGAAGATGGCGGATAATTTAAGAGAGACTTCGCCATCCGACCCATTAATTAGAAACAAGATTGAAGTTATACAAGCAGATTCATTATTAGTTGCTAAAACTAAAGTTGACTCTGAATTTTTTGAAAATATAAATGATTATGAAAAAACTATTGATGAAGACAACCATTATGATTATAATGGTTTTGACGTTAACAAATTGTAGTACCGTAAATAGAACACATATGGGTGCTATTTCAGGTGGTGGTTCTACCACAGCATTATGTGTAGAGTCTGGTATTACAGACCCTTATGCTGTTGCTGGTTGTGCCGTTGTTGGTGCATTTGCAGGTGCTGAACTACTTTACAATTCAGACAAAGATGTACATAACGCAGTATTTGTAGACCATTTAAACACGGCGCCAAACGGTGCAAGTTATACAAATTGGTACAATTCTAAAACTGGTAATTCTGGTATAATTCATACAACAAAATCATATACACAGGGGCCATTAAAATGTACAGAGTATGACCACACGGTTGATATTACTAATAGTTGGCCGTTGATTGGTATTGGTGGTGTTAATAGAAAAGTTGTATTTGGTACTGCTTGTCAGTTACCAGATGGTCAATGGATAGAAAAACCGAGGTTAAACTAATGGCAAAACAAGTTTATTCTTCACACGATTGGCGAAAAAATACAGATGACGCTTTTATTGTAGATGGTCAACACGTATTAAAAGTAAATGATAGTAGGGTATTATTTAAAAATCCAAAAACATTGAAAGAGGAAGAGGTTGATGTATCCAGACTTATAAGAGTCTTTGTAAATAATAGAGACGATTTGAAAAGGAGTGTAAAATGAGTACAATAGAAATCCTTAAAAAAGAAAAACAAGAACTAAAAGAAGAATTAGAACTTTATGAGTTTAATGGACCATCTTCTAAAATACAAGAGATAGAAGATAAATTATACGAAGTAAATGATAGTTTAAAGAAATTAGGTGTAGCCAATGTTTGACCCCGATAATAAAATGAGAAGATATTTGACTTGGTCATTTATATTAATAGTATTTTTACTAATTACTGGTATAGCTAATGCTCAAGATGAGAATTATTACGCAAAGATTTTGCCTATCAATCCTGAAGAAACAGGAGGGCAATACTGCTTTATTAAAGTAATCATCAAACAAAAAGGTGATGAAATAATAAAAGAAGAGGTGATGGAATGTGCTGATGGTAAAAAAAGACAAGACGGTCTCGGTTATTGGGACTTGTTTGCTCAATTTTACTACTTCAATACTACCAAAATGCCTCAATATTGTCGGTATTATAGCCGACAAGGACACGCTTTTAAATCATATGGGAAGTTGTGTCTTCAACCAGACGGAAAATGGGAGGTCGTTCAATGATTAGAAACTTAATCATACTTTCTCTTGCTTTAGTTATAATATATGATGTATCAAGTGACCAGGCGTTAGGATACGTTCAAACCACGCTTGACTTTTTACAAGATTTGTTATATGATGTGAAAGAGAGTAAAAACTTATGATGAAAAACAAACTAAAAATGGTAGGTGTGCTTGCAACGGCATTGTTATTAAATGCTTGTGCTGGTGGTACTTACAAAATTAAGTCTGAAAGCGGTAAGACAATGAATAAAGTACCAAGTTGGTATATGGCAGACTTTTCTGAACGAAAAGCTTGTGATACTTCAATTATTGGTAAAGGCAAAGATAAACTTTGTTTATTCGGTGTTGCTACCTCTGTTTCACCAGACTTACAATTAGCAATAGAGAAAGCTAAGATGTATGCGAAGTCAGAAATTGCTGACATAGTAGCAGGTGAAATGAACAAAGAGTCTAAGCAGTTTATTACTGAAATTGGCAAAACTCATACAAAGACTACCGTATCAGAGGTAGAATCTACTTTGATTAATATAATCAAAAATACCAAAGTAAGAGGGTATGAAATCTGGAAGCAAGATGTATTCTTGACTAAAGAGGGTTATTACAGAGTATGGATTGGGTTAAGATTGCCATTAGGTGAGTACAATAAGATGTATAACTACACTATTGAACAGGCTGTTGACGCTCATAACATTAAGATGAAAGCAAGTGAAGCTTGGTCTAATATGTTGGATAAAGATGGTAAACAAAATGACAATAACAATTTATAGTAAAAACAATTGTGTTTATTGCTCAAAGGCAAAGGCCTTTATAAAAGGCCTTGGTCTGGAATACGAAGAGAAATCACTAGAGAAAGACTTTGGTGGTGACCCTAGTAAACTAATTGAAGACATTGGTAAAAATGTTAGAGCAATGCCTCAAATTAAAATAGATGGCGAGTTAATTGGTGGTTATAATCAATTAGTAGAACATTTTGAAAAACAAAACAAAGTGAATTTTAAGGGAGAAATAATTGCCGAATGATAATATCATATTCTTTCCAGAGCATAAACGTAAGAGAGAAGTTAGACAAGAACAAGATACGAAGTTTGCAGAGGAATTAAAAAAGAAACAAACTAAAGACTTTGTTGAGACTTTAGTTGATGAAATAGGATTTGACTTATTAAAGAAATTTGTTGACGCTGGTATGAGAACACAAAATCACACATTTACAAAAGACCTTGCGATAGTAATAGACGCAATACGTGGTCTTGCATATAGAGATTTTGATATGGCACACCCAGCTCAATTATTAGGTGAGAAAATGGTATCGTTAAAAGTTAACAAAGATGGTAACTTTAGAACTGCCAAGATAACTTACGATATGTTTTTAGAAAAACCGAAACCGGCAACTAATCCGTTTTCTAAAGATGTAAAAAAAGAATTAGACTATTTAAGGGACGGTGGTGATATGTTTGACCCCGATATTGACCTTGATTAAAGAATTCTGGAGGGCACACAATATATATTCGCTGTGTACTCTGAATGGTGTTGTGACCATAACACAAAGAGAAAGGAAAGGTAAACAATAATGTTTAACTTTATCAATAATATCTTTAAAGGAGATAAAACTATGGCTAATAAAAAGCTAACTAAAACTGAAAAGATTAGAAATCTTTTCTCAAAAGGTTCAGATGTTTCTTGGAAACAATTNAGAAACACTTACGACCTTAAATCACCAGCTGCAATGGTTGGTAAATTAAGAAACGAAGGAATGATGATTTATGAAAATAGGTCTTCAAAAGGAGTTTCTTATAGAGTTGGTACACCATCAAAAGCGATTATCGCTGCTGGTATCAACAAAGTATTTGGTAAACAAGTCGCTTATTCAGCGTAATTGTTAACTGAACTAGGACACAGGCGACCATATATGTATAAAATTCGCCTGTGTCTACTAACAAAAGAAAATTATGATAGAAGAAGAACTTAAATTAAGTAAAGAACAGAAAGAGTGGATAACCGAGTTTATAAAAAAACATACAGCAAGAGGTTCACATAGGTGGGCATTTTGGTGTGAGGGAATTATAATAGGTTTAATAATAGGAACATTGATAATATAATATTATGAAAGAACAGAAAATTTTAAAACTTAACGATAAAATAAAAGCATTAAACTCAACAAGAGTATTTAAAAAGATTACACCAAAATATGACCTATCTTGGTATATAAAATGGATATCAAGTCTTATGTTAATGATTGCAGTATGCTTTAGAGCTGCTGACCTAAATCATATGTTTGATTTGTATTTTAGTTTTTTAGGAACAGCAGGTTGGTTAGTAGTTGGATTCTTATGGCACGATAGAGCATTGATATTCTTAAATGCAGTTTTATCAAGTGTATTACTAACAGGTATAATAAAAGAGTTATTTGCTTGTAGTAATTGTATGATACCATTATAGGAGGTGCATATGAAACCTTGGCAACACGGTTTTGAATTAGACTATTTAAAAAAATTAGAAGGTTTGTTTTCTAATTACAACGAATACGCTCAGCACGAATTAAGTAAATTTAAAAAGAATAATATTGCTGACGCATTAAGTAAAAAACATATCACTATTAGAGATAGTGCTATAATACATCATTACATACAGAAAACTAATACACCAATTTATATGTTTAGTAAGTCCAATGTTAAGGTACTTATGGGAACAAAATATAAAGGTGATATGGTTATCAAACATCTAGGTTTTTCAAATGAAGAAGATAGATTAAGAATTATAAAAGAACTTAATGAGTCTGTACATTTTACTCATAAAGATTGTTGGCTATATATTAATGAAGAAGATGAGTGGTCAAAATATATTGCTAATAAGACTTTCTTTGTTAAAGTTGGTGCTAAGTTTTCAAGTGTTGCTGATGTTATAGGTATATACACTAGACCAAATAAACAACAAACTAACTTTGATTTTAATAGACCTGTGCCTAGTATACCAGTATATGAAACATATACATTGAAACCTACAGTATTAGATTGTAGACATTTAATATCATCAATTAAAGATAGATTACAAGACAAAGGTTATAGTTTTACAAACCATTATTCTAATTACAATCCTGATAATGTATGGTCAGCGATATCATTAAGAGGTTACTTTGATGATTGGAAGAAGATAGAGAAACCAATTGAAATGGGTAAGAAATATAAAGCAGATAATCCAGATTGGGAGAAACTTAAATTAAGAGATACAGAATTAAGAAAAGAGTTTCCAGAAGTAGAACAAATACTAGAGAAGTTTAACTCTCCTAAAATACATAGAGTTAGATTTATGAAGTTAGGACCTGGTGGTGGTGAGTTGTTTAGACATACAGACCAAGTTGATCCAGATAGTGGATTAGCAGATGGTCAAGTACCTAGATTTCATATACCAATAATAACAAATAAAGATTGTAAATTTACTCAATGGACAACATCAGGAAGTAAAGCAATAGCACATATGCCAGAAGGATCGTGTTGGTATCTTGATACTAGAAAACCACATAGAGCAATTAATGGTGGTAACGAAGATAGAATACATTTAGTTATTGATTTAGAAGCTAATGATAAAGTAAGAAGTTTATTTAGTGGTGAGCGAATTAAATGTTAACACCTGTACAAAAACATAATAACATATGGTATAAACGTGATGACTTATATGCTCCTTATGGTGATGTTAATGGTGGTAAAGTAAGACAGACTATAAAACTATTTGAGAAATATTATAAACAGATAAAGAACGAACATAACAATGGTGTTATTCAATCTGTATCAGTACATAGTCCTACAGGTTCAGTTATTAGTAGAGTTGCAAAAGAATTTGGATTTAAATCTATCATTGCAGTTGGTGGTACTAAACCTGACAAAATGGATAAAAATTGGATGATGAAAGTATCAAAACATTATGGTGCTGATGTTAGAATAGTTGCAGGACACGGCATAGACGCTGTACTACAAAAGAGAGTGAGTGAGATAATAGATGATAACAATTATTTTAATACATCATTTAGTAAATGGATTTATAAAGAGCCAGACTTAATGTTTGATACAAACGCTGCTCAAGTAGAAAATATACCAGATGAGATAGACACTTTAGTAATGAGTTGTGGTGTAGGTATACAGTTTGCTTGTGTATTAAAAGGATTAAAGAAGTTTAATAAAAAAGTAAAACGAATTATTGGTGTTGGTATTGGACCAGATAGAACTAAAATGATTAGAGGTTACTTTGATTTAGACTTTAAACCAGAATTTGAATTTGTTCCATATAAAACATCATACTCAAAACCTTGTATTCAAAAGGTTGATGATTTTTATTTGGACGATTTATATGAAGCAAAGGCACACAAATGGATGTTAGAGAATTTAGATTTAAAACAAAACATATTATTTTGGTGTGTAGGAAGGAGACTATTGAAAGATGAAGTGGAATCAATTTGTATGTGATGACGCATTTAATATATTTCCAAAGATAGACGACCAAAGTGTAGACTTAACATTTACATCTTTACCAGATATATCTCAAGGACCGTGGGGTAAAGATATAAAAGAGTATCAAGCATTTCAAAATAAGAGTTGTGATGAAATGGCTAGAATAACAAAACCAAAAGGCTTTGTAGTGATAAGTCAAACTGATAGAAAGATTAATGGAGAAATATTACCAAACCATATAACATATTATCAAGCGATGATAAGAAATGGTTTTAAATTAAAAGACTATAAGATAATGGTTAGAAATAATCCAGTTGATAAAAGAGATATGTATTATTTTAACTATCAACATACACTAGTCTTTACAAAAGAAGGCACTATTAAACGAGGTGGCGATTGGCTGAAGAATATAATGGTGTACGAAACACAAAGATTAGGAAATGTTAAAGGTCCTTTTAATCTATATGTGTGGAATGAGCAATTTATCAGGCTTATATTAGACTATCCATCTAAAGAAAATGATAAAGTAATTGATCCATTTGCTGGGTCAGGAGTAGTGCCATATATAGCAAAAAAGATGAAAAGACAGTATTTTGGCATAGAACTAGATAAAGAAGTGTATGATAAGTCTTTATTTAATAGAGTTGCACCTTTTGAGCAATTTATGGGTGTATAAATAGTAATACGATTAATATTAATGAGAAAAATGGAGGAAAATAATGGCTGACAAATTTGAACAGTTAAAAGAACAATCTCATCCAAATCTAATGAGTAAATCAGCAATGACAGCTGCATCCGCAACACGTGGATCCAATGAATTGCTATTTTCAGAAATCTTAACAAAAGTCAATAACGCAAAAGACAAGGCAAAGAAAATTGCTGTTTTAAAACAGTATGACCATCCGTCTTTACGTATGATAATCAAAGGGTCTTTTGATCCTAGTATTGAGTGGGACTTACCAGAAGGTACACCACCATATATGGCAAACGAAGCGCCAGCAGGTACTGAACATACGATATTGAAAAATGACGCAAAGCGATTATGGCATTTTATTAAAGGTGCTGATAAGAATACTACAAAGACACAAAAAGAAACTTTGTTTATTCAAATGCTAGAAGGTCTACATCAAGACGAAGCTCAACTAATTTTAGACGCTAAAAATAAGAAATTACATAGAGTCTATAAAGGTTTGAGTGAATCAGTAGTCAAAGAAGCGTTTGGTTGGAATGATTTATTTGTTAAAGTAGAACAAAAATAGAACATTTAGGGCAAGTAAGGTCAAAAACCTTGATTTTACTTGCTTTTTATCGCTTGACTTTCTGTCCTTTTTAGTCTATAGTATAAGAGTAAATGATAAATATAAGGAGAGAATATATATAATGAAAAAAGTTGCTTTAATAATTATCCTATGGATGATGTGGACTTTTATGTCTGCTGGTTTAAAACTTGCAAATGCAAACGCAGGTGAAATTAAATCAAGTGAATATAACAAAGCAGTTATTGCTCACGTTATCAAAGAGAAGATATCTGGTAATGGAGTAGACCATACTGCTATAATGGAACAAGAAATGAAAGTGTTAATGTATGCTGTTTCTTTAGAAATGGCTAACATAGTTGAAAAACACTTACCATATATTTTGGAATCTCTTGCAAATGAAATTAGATTAAAGGCTGATACTGAATACAAGTGTTCTTTAATTAAAGGTACAAATGTCGCTTGTGATTAGTATAGCAGAATTTTTACAATTATTATACGAGTATGTTCCTAAGGAACTGGTGATTATCATAATGGCATCCTTGACTATGTTTATATTTTTAGAACACGCAGATAGAAAACGAGAAAGAGAATGGCAAGAAGAGTACACAAAAAACAAACCAAAATCAGTCCGAAGCAAAAGGTCAAGAAAAGACTAAAGAAGGAACTCGCCCTAGTGAAAACTCGTAAATATAAAACTACCTATAAAGATATCAAAAAATATTTTAATTTAATTAATACACACGTATTTCACGGAAAACTAGCACCGTTCAATGAGATATTAATTAAAGATTTAGCTAGACAAAATTGTATAGGACAAGTGGTAACTTGGACTTGGAAGAGAAAAGGAACGCAACAATTCTGGTTGGAAATGCTGCCTTCTTATAAAGACAAAAAAGAATTCGTTGATACACTAGCACACGAATGTATCCATTTATATCAAATGGCTAATCAAGGAGATACAGGAAATCATAATGATATGTTTTATAGCTTCAGACCTAAATTGAATGCTATAGGATTAGATATATAATAGAAAGAGAGAAAATATATAATGAACAAGGTGAGAAAAACTAAAGAGCTAGACCACTATCTAAAGAATATAATCAACAAAGTACCTGATAAAATAGAGAACTTTATAAACAATAAAGACGGAGAGTTTTCTATGACATATTACGAAGGCAATTGGGCAAAAGATGTGTATGATAATTTTACAGAAATACAAGCAGGAAAGATATTCAAACGTATGGAAAAGTTTAGAGATAAAGCAAAGTTTGTACAAAAGAAATTAGCACCATTTACAGACGCTGAAGGTATTAAATGGACAGGCTATGAATATAAAGTAGCGAGGTTTTAATGAAATTTAATCCTTTGATGAAGAGAGCATATTGGTGGTTGAAAGCAGCCTTATTAGTTACCGCTATTTCTACAATTACATATGGTATAGGAACATTTATGCCTAATCCACTTGCAGTTAAGAAAGCAACAGAAGAAGTTAGAATAGAACACGCCATTTGGGCAGAAACTTTAGGATTAAATGAACCTAGTTTTGAATATACTAACTCAAAAGAATTTATATTAGAACTTAACAAGTGTGTTGATTATATAAACTATCAAACACCACCAGATAAAAGAGTACCTATAGAAATGGTAACAGCACAGGCTGCTTTAGAGAGTGCCTGGGGTAAGAGTAGATTTGCTGTGAAAGCAAATAACTTATTTGGTATTAGAACATTTAGTTCCGAAGTACCACATTTATTACCTGAAGGTGTTAAGAAATGGCCAGGTTGGGGTGTAAGAAAATTTAAATCAAAGTGTGCGAGTGTACAAGAATATATAAGACTATTAAATGAACACCCAGCATACAAAGAGTTTAGAGAATTAAGAAAACAATTATTAAAAGATGGTGAGAAACTAGACGCTAAGGCGTTAGTAAGAACTTTAGATAAGTTTTCTACTACAGAAGACTATGACCAGAGAGTTATAAATATTATGGGTAAAGTGAAAAATGTTTTAAATGATACAAAAGAAACAAAGGTTAAAATACTACCTGAAACAAAACCATAATGCGTAATCTATTTTTTATTCTATTAGTATTCATAAGCGCCATATCTATATCAGGTATTGCTGCCGCTTATAGTATCATAGGTCTAGCAACTCTTTTCGCAGGTGCTAAAGTAGCAATTATTGCTATGGGTACTTCACTAGAGGTTGGTAAACTTGTAGCCGCCAGTTGGCTATATCAAAACTGGAATAATAAGAACTTACCATTTTCAATAAAATCATATTTAACAACTTCTGTAATTGTGTTAGTGTTTGTAACCAGTATGGGTATCTTTGGTTTCTTATCAAAGGCACACCTAGACCAAGTAAGACCTACAAGTAATAATGCAGTATCAATTACTTTAATAGATAAACAGATTGACCAACAAGAGATAATCATAACAAGAGCAGAAAACACACTTGATAGATTAGATAAAGCGTTAGATGTTTATATAGATAAAGAATATGTAAGTAGAGGATTAAAAGAACGTAAGAAACAAAAAGAAGAAAGAGATTTTTTAAATAATGAAATAAGAATTGCAATGGATAAGATTGCAGAATTGACATTAAGTAAAGGTAATATAGAATTAGAACAATTGAAGATAGAGGCAGATGTAGGACCTCTTAAATATGTCGCTGAATTAATATATGGAGATGAGGCAAAAGACCATTTTGATGAGGCAGTAAGATGGATTATTATAGTATTAATATTTGTATTTGATCCATTAGCTGTATTGTTGTTGATTGCCGCTAACATATCATTACGAGAAAGAAAAGAAGCAAATGAAACGAAAAAAATTAAAGAAGAAAAGAATAAGAACTGGCAACAAGAAGCGCTTAGAGCAAAAACTACAGCGCAAACCCTCCGAGATAAGCAAAAGTATTATAAAAGTTTTTTTGAAAAATTAGGCAAACGTGATATTAAGAATAGAGATTACGAAGAGTTTTTTAGAAATATGGGAACGGAAGAGTTGTTGAAATTAGGTTTAGATCCAGATGAGATAAGAATTAAACTAGACCAGATAATGGAATGGAATGAAAAACCAAAAGAATAAAATATTAGAATGGCATAAAGGAAGAGTTGCTTGGTTTCAGAATAAGACAGGTGTATCTAACTATGGTATGTTATGGTATTCATTTATCAAAGGTGTTATAATTGGTATAGTAATTATGTTATTAACTGGTTGTGGTACGATACCTGCCGTTGTAGGTACTTCTGCTACTACATATGAAACATATAAGACAGTATCACTTGTCAAAGGTGGTACAGACTTAGCATTAGCAGCTAATGATAAGAAAACTACAGATGATTTTATGTTATCTAAAATTACAGGTTATGATTGTGAGATAAGACGTGTATTAAAAGATGGTATAGAAGCAATTTGTAAAGAAGTGAAGCTTGACAAACCAAAGGAAGAGTGATATTATGAATAGTATTGAATCGTTGTTTTGGCATAGAGTTGAAAACCTAGAAAAGGCTATCAAACTTGCTAAAGATGTAGAATTCAAAGCGTTATGGAGAGATAAGTTAAGAGAACTTATGAAAAAGATACCTAGACGTTTAGTAAATTAGGAGAACAAAATGGACAAGAGAGCGATTATAGACGCAATTAAAAAACACGCTGAAGGTAACGTTGCTAAAGCAAAAGCAAACGTAGATATATTTTTAAATAATCCTGTAGGTGTTGCTACTCACGGTGATGTGTTAGAAACTATTACAAGTGAAGTTAAGAAGATTGCAGATAATGAAGAAATAATCAAAACACTTGAAACACATTATTTCGGTGAGTAAAGGAAGGATAACACCATTATTAAAAAAGTATTTTGGTGGAACTAAAGATGAGCGTAAAAGGATTAAAAGACTTGAAGAGAAAAAGAGAACAGATAGTTTTAGCAGGAATGGCCGCAAAGAAACAAATAAAAGTAGATAGAACTGAATATCAGGAAGTTGCTGATTGTATTAGAAGTGACCAAGTACCTGCCGCTGCTATAGTTGAATATTTTGGAGATAAAAAGTTTTATGCGTGGTACAAAGAGAGATACCTACAAGGTGTCAAATAGTATTTTAAAACATTGGAAGTGGATTAAGTCTTTAGGTGTAAATATTTGTTTAAAAACAGGTAAAATAACATCTAAATTCGCAGGTTATGATATACCTGACTATTCAACAAACTATAAATATAAAACAAGTGATGTGATTGGTACAGCTGCGACCAAGAAGCCTATTATAAAGGTAACATTACCAGCAGGTAAAACGATTGCACCTGCTTATAATAAAGGCGGCTATATGGTAGTAGACCAGAAGGATTTTAAAACTATGGGAAGAAAAATATAATGCCCACTTATAGCTTTGAGAATAAAAAGACAGGTGAAGAGTGGACAGACATAATGACTATTGCTGAAAAAGAAAAGTATTTGAAAAAACATAAAGATGTTAGACAAATAATTACAGCAGTAAACATTGTATCAGGTACAGGTAGCACAAATATTAAAAATGACGCTGGTTGGAAAGAGAACTTACAAAGAATATCAGAAGCTCACCCAACAAGTAATCTAGCAGATAGATATGGTAAGAAAAGTGCTAAGGATATAAAAACTAGACAGGTAATTGAGAAACATATTAAAAGACAAAAGGCTCAACTAACTCCTAGTAAACCTAAAACTGAAAGACACCAAATGTATCAACAAAGAATGAGTGCTGAGAAAATAAATTATTTTAATAGAAACAGAAAGACCACTACAGGCAGAGGAGCTGCTGACGGTGGCACACCAAAGAACAAATGGTAAACAACTATGGCAAATAAAGACATACCAGATTTTATGCGTGGGTTTGATTTAGATAACGATTGGGGATTTACTCCAGTTTCATCTAAACCTAGCGATGATAAACCTGCTATTGATCCTAAAGTAGTAGAAGGAACAAACATTGAACTATCTAAAGTTAAATCAGATGTATCTACTATTAAATCTATGATGAACGAGATTATGCAAATAGTGAACGATAAGGAAACGGTTACAAAAGAAATAACAGATGAAGAAACAAAACAAAAGTTTAAAGATATTGAAAAGATTGTGTTGCCGTTCTTATATAATTTATCAAAGAGTGATGAACCTTATATACATTGGCCAAATAGAGGTCCAATTATTAAGGCACAAATAGAGAAAATCTTAAAATTAACGAGAGGATAATAAATGAAGTTAACAAATAATTTTTCGTTGAAGGAGATGACTGCCAGCCAAACTGCTGACAGACACGGTATTAGTAATAATCCTAGTGAAGACCATATGGATAATTTAAAAAGACTATGTGAGAACGTACTACAAAAAGTTAGAGACCATTATGGTAAGGTAGTATCAATATCAAGTGGTTACCGTTCTCCAGAGTTATGCGTTAAGATTGGATCCAGTCAAAAATCACAGCACGCCAAAGGGCAAGCCGCTGATTTTGAAATATTTGGAGTCCCCAACGCTGAACTAGCAAAGTACATAATTGACAACTTGGATTTTGACCAGTTGATACTGGAATTTCATAATCCAGAGGAACCTAACAGCGGTTGGATCCATTGCAGTTATAAAAATGCAGAAGACAACAGAAAACAAGTGTTAAGAGCTTATAGAAATAGTGATGGAAAGACTATATATGAGCCATACGACCCTAGTTGAGCCGTTGAAAGTCTTAATAATAGGCAAATAGAGGACCGTAATAAACTTACGGACCATTATATGCTACATAGGTCAATTTAAGCATTGACTTTGTGCCAATATAATGTTATATTATAGTTATGAATATAGAAAAAAAGATTGAAGTTTTAAAAGAAACTATTAAATGGTTTCGTAAACAAATAGAACCACACGATTGTGGTTGGATGTATACAACAATAGACGGTATCAAACACCGAATAAGCGTTTTGAGGAAAGATTTGAGGTTAAAAAATGGCAAGAAAAGAATTTAATTGGGTTGATATAGATAAGAATAAACTTCCTAAAACAAAAGGTAAACGTATAGATGGTTTTCGTTTCTATGACGTAGACGGTAAACACTATCCATCAATTACTACAGTATTAGGTGTTCAGAAAAAAGAAGGCCTAGAGAAGTGGCGTAAAGCAGTTGGTGAAGAAGCTGCCAATTGGGAAATGGCTAGAGCTGCTCGTAGAGGTAAATCCACACATACACTAGTTGAACAATATTTAGCAAATGAGTCGCCAAATATTCGTGATGTATTACCATTAGGTTTGTTTAGATTAATGTTACCATATTTGGATCAAGTAGATAATATCCATTTGTCAGAAGCAATAATGTATAGCCACAAATATACAATTGCAGGACAAGTAGATTGTGTCGCAGAATATAATGGTAAGTTATCAGTTATAGATTTCAAAACAGCAAATAAAGAACGACAAGAAAGTTGGATAGAGAATTACTACATACAAACGTGTGCTTATGCATTAATGTATGAAGAGATATACGGTAAACCGATAGAGCAATTAGTTATACTAATGGCAGGTGAAGACGGTACAATGAGATCCTTTATCAAAGACAAAGCAGAATTTGTTCCTAAATTGCAGAAATCTATTGAGTATTTTTATAAATACTATCAAGAACTAAACAAAGATAAAATCAAGCAAGATAATTAACAAAGTGGCCTAAATTTTATCCACGAAAGGTCATTTATGTTTAAGAAAACAATCATAGGAATAGTTGTATCATTACTATTGACTATAGGTGTATCTGCTCAAGAAACAGATAACACTATAGAGCCTTTACAGCCTGAAACTGAACAGAAATTATATTGGATGTCAATGCCAGTAATTTGTGGTACACAGGAAAATGTGGAAGATTATTTAAAAACATTTAAATTCAATATGGCAAATATGTCTGTTGGTAAAGCTGGTGCAAAGAACGATGGTGAGATAGTTTATTATGTAACCTATTGGATATCAGAAGACTTTACTCAATCAATTGCAGTAGTAACCAATATGACAGCTACTGAATCTTGTATGATGTATAAGTCATTTGGTTTACAATGGACTGATCCGCCAAAGATAGGAAAAGATTTATAGTATTTGACGTTGAAGGTTAGTCAATAACTAGTGAGGACGTGGGTGCGATTCCCACCACCTCCACCAATTTAGAACACATTTAAGTGTGCTGTAAGGGGGTGAGTTAGATTCGACTACTACTAAACCTAACTGGAGTTAAATCGCTGACAGCGTACTGTTAATTTTAAACGGCGAAGGTAACTTTGCTCTTGCTGCCTAGTTAATAGGTAACGGCGTTTGTGTGTACGTGGCAACAGAAACACACACTTTACTTTTTTATGAAAGTGTGATATATTAATAATATGAACTCAAAAGAATTTTCACTTATAATAGAGGACCTAGTCAAAAAGCATAGAGATATGTCTTATATGGACGCCATTATACATTATTGTGAAGAGAATAATGTTGAAGTAGAATCAGCTGCCAAAATGCTGACAAAACAAATAAAAGAAAAAATACAATTTCAATCACAAAAACTAAATTTAATAAAAGGTCCTAAACCAGGAGTACTTCCAGGATGAAACCAGTTTGGCACGAACAACTACAAGTATTTGATGATATAATACCATTAGAACAACAAGAAACTATTAAAAATCTTATTCTACAAAATGGTTGGTGGAAGATGTATCTTAACACACCAAAGTTTCCTAATCCTAGAATAGATAATGGTTACCGAAGTCCAGGTATGGCATTCTATACAGTTGCAAATAGTAATACTGTATCACAATTTCACGATTTGTTTGTACCTATATTAAGAAATGCTTGTACATTGATAGGTGCTGATTATGAGAAGTTAACGGTAACTCAAGGAAGAGCATTTGCTCAATTTGCTTTAGTACATAATGATAAAATAACTATCAATGCTCCACATTTAGATGGACCACAAGACCATTTAGTTGTGTTGTATTATATTACAGACGCTACTGGTGATACTATTATATTTAATAATAGATACGATCCAAGTCAAGAAGGTATGGATCCAAAAGAACAAAAAGAATTAAATAATAAAACAGATTGGAAAACAAAAAAGATTGTTTCTCCAAAACAAGGACGTTGTGTAGTATTTGATGGTCACTATTGGCACACGTCTGGTCAACCTACTGAACAAGGAGATTTAAGAGTGATAATGAATTATAATTTACAATGAACGTAGAACTAATAGATAAAATGGGTAGTGATTTGTCAGTAGTAAATGCTGCTAGAGTTTCTTTTGCTAAAGTAAAAACTGAACTTGAAGATAAAGATGAGAAGTTAATAAAATATTTAGCTGAACACGAACATTGGTCACCATTTGCTCACGCTTCATTGTCATTTAGAATTAAAGCACCTGTCTTTGTAGCAAGACAGTTAGTAAAACATCAAGTAGGTTTAGCGTGGAATGAAGTGAGTAGAAGATATGTAGATAGTACACCAGAATTTTATATACCATTTATGTGGAGAAAAAGACCAGATGAAAGTATTAAACAAGGTTCAAGTAAAGAGGAAGTAGAGTATGATATAACACATTTAATAAATGTTGCTCAATCAATGTATAAAGATATGTTAGAAGAAGATATAGCACCTGAAATGGCACGTATGATATTACCACAATGTATGATGACCGAGTGGATATGGTCAGGTAGTGTATATGCTTTTGCTAGAGTTTGTAATTTAAGAAACAAAGAGGATGCTCAATCAGAAACAAGAGTTGTTAGTCACCATATTAGTAGACATATGAAAGACCATTTCCCTATGTGTGTTAAGTATTTGATGGATTAATAAATGAGTTATAATGGATTTGATGTATATAAGATATATTTAGGTGTTAAGTTGCATTTCACAACAGACACCTATGACTATTATAAATATAGTGGTAAAGTAAATGCAACATTGGATTCATTTACTAAAAGAAAAGATAGATACTTCTTCTACAAGTTATCTACAAAGTATAGTCCAAGTGAGGCGCTTGATTTTTTTGTAAGTAATTTTGTTGACGATAGTAAGAAATGGATAGGTAATTTAATAAATGATGATGGACATAAAGTCTACCTTCAGTACAAAAAATATTTTCAGTCTTTTGACTACAGTTTACGAAACAGTATTGGGAATATTGTTTATGACTTTAGCCGTAAGCGCATTTCTCTTGATGATGGCTTACTCGTGGTTAATGGGCAACATCCTAGATTGCTACGACTACTTATCCAAAGGAAAATTAACTTCCCAACCGCCATCATACTTGATTCGGTTCTTGATTTTATTAAAGTCTGGGATAAAGAAATTACGGAAAAAGTTGTGTGGCCTGATTTGTCCAGAAAATTAAAAAAGATGAGACCATTTATATCATACAACAAAACACAAGCGAAATTAATAATGAAAGAGGTTATAACAGATGAGCTCAAATAAAAAACCTACAGTTGATTGGATTGCTACAATATCTGGTATTGAAAAAACAATGCCTATCATAAGAGCTTCTCAATTCAAACATAGTTGGCAAAAGAAAGCTGCTATGGATTTTAAAAAAGAAGGTTCACTTACTACAAGAGGTCCATCTAGGAACACCGATGTAGATGTTAGACACACTTCCAAATGTCCTGGTTTACAAGCTTGGCATAACACTGGTTGGATAATGAGATTACACCAAGATGTTAGAATACAAGTTATGGGACAACAAGGTTTCAAATGGATAACACCTATTGTTGATCCAGAAGCACCAGATTTAATTACGTATCATAGTGAAAAAGCAATTGCACCTTTCTTTGATACTTGGCCAGAAGGTACTATGCAGAAAATCGTTAAGTTTAATTTACCTTGGGTAGCAAGAATACCAAAAGGCTATAAACTATTAATGTGTAATCCAATGTGGTCAGATGATTGGAGATTTACAACGTGTTCTGGTATACTTGATCCAGAATTAGGTCACGCAGGAGTAGGAACTATACCTGTATTATGGCATAGTTTAGGTGGTGAGTTTACATTAGAAGCAGGTACACCAATGGCACAATTTATATTGATACCAAAAGACGAACCTGCCTTTGAGAATATAAACTATGCAGAAGATAAAAATTATTCAAAAGAATCAAGATTACATTTCTTAATGATGAAACAAAAGTTTACTGTGAACTATGGTAAGATAAGAGAGTTTTGGAGAAAATATGGCTGGTAGAGTATTCTGTTTAGGTAATGGTGAGAGTAGAAAAGATAAAGATTTATATTGGTTAAGACAACACGGTAAGGTATATGGTTGTAATGCTATATATAGAGACCATCCAGATTTAATTGATTGTTTAACAGCAGTTGACCACGGTATGATACACGAAGTTTATCACTCTGGTATGGCAAATAAAATACCTTGTTTCTTTAGAGGTTGGAGTAAAGTACCAGCACATACATATGACGCAATAATAAGAGATGGACTAGGTGATGAAGAATTAAAGAAGGCAGAAGAATTAGGTGGCATAGTTAGTAATGAACGTGGCGATAGTATGGAGTATGTACTACACGGTGCTAATTTAAAAGGTATAGTGAACGTCTTAAAGAAAGATGGTGGTATAACTGAAAAGAATATCAATCACGCTACAATTAAAGTTAGTTGGATAAAAGAACCTGACTACTCATTTGGATTAGAAGCATATAGTGTTGAACAAAATGGTACACGAAGAGATTTTGGTTGGGCTTGTGGTGCTACATCTGGTTATGTTGCTGTGAAACAAGAGAAACCGTGTGAGATATATCTAATAGGACACGATATAAACAGCCATAATGATAAGATTAACAATATATACAAGAGTACAAAACACTATACAGCGAAAGATAACAGTCCAACACCAGGAATTAACTGGATTAACCAATGGAAGACATTATTTCAATGGTTTCCAGAGATAAAATTTTACAAGGTAAACGAGTATAATGATAGTAGAGATAAGGTCAATGGCCCTATCCTTGAATGGCAAGGCATAGATAATTTAGAGTACATTGATTATTCCAGACTTGACTCTTTGCTCAAATAGTGTTATATTAACACTATGAACTTGTATAAATAATAATGAAGGCGATAATATAGCCTACACAAATACAACGAATATAAAAATATAAGGAGAATACGAATATGGATTTTGAAACATTAAAATCATCATCAAGCAACTTTGATAAAATTACAAAGGCGCTAGAAACGAACCTCAAACCTGAGGATCAAGCAAATAAAAACAAATACCAAGACGACAGACTTTGGAAACCTGAACTAGATAAAACTGGTAATGGTTACGCTGTGCTAAGATTTTTACCTGCTCCACAAGGAGAAGAAATGCCTTGGCAAAGAGTATGGTCACACGCATTCCAAGGAACAGGTGGCTGGTATATTGAAAACTCATTAACAACACTAAACTCAAAAGATCCAGTTAGTGAAGAGAACACTAGACTATGGAACACTGGAGTTGATAGTGATAAAGAAATTGCTAGAAAGAGAAAAAGAAAATTATCTTACTATGCAAACGTAATGGTTGTTAGTGATCCAAAACATCCTGAAAATGAAGGTAAGGTGTTCTTATACAAATTTGGTAAAAAGATATTTGATAAGATTACTGAAGCAATGCAGCCAGCATTTGAAGATGAAAAAGCTATTAACCCATTTGATTTTTGGAAAGGTGCAAACTTTAAACTAAAAATCAGAAAAGTTGATGGTTATTGGAA